TGGGCTTTAGTAATTAGTGGTATGATGTGGTTTGCTTTTGGTTGTTATACTTTAATTGATTTATTTTTTATGAAAGGATAGTTATGGTAGACATGGTTAATAAGCCACCACATTACATGGTAGGCGGAATTGAAAGTATAGAAATAATTAAGGCTAAATTAACACCTGAACAATATGAAGGTTATCTTATGGGAACTAAATTAGCTTATGATTTAAGATACCCATTTAAAGGTAGTTATGAACAAGATTTAGCAAAATCTGATTGGTATAAAAATAAACTATTAGAGTTTAGAAAAGAAATGCAAGGTGAAGCTGTAAATCCACCAGAGATTGCTGCTCAATTACAACGTCTTGAAATGGTAGATGATTAAGTACCTAGATTTGGTAATTATGGCACGTTTAGTAGAAAGCCAAAAAATACTAAACTTATTACATCCTCTAATGTAGGCTTAACGGTACTTAAAACGCACATAAAGGGCTGTTTAAGCCCTTTTTTGTTATTAATGGATGGTGTCATCTTCCATGTTAAGCTCGGCATATATGCTTAATTCCTCACCTGAAATCTCTATATAACTTCCGTCATTAATTTCAAGTATGATTATATTATCGCCATAATCTAACTCAGCAGACACAACAGTTTTACCTATAAGGTGATCGCATATTTGTTGTGCCGTAAGTGCCATATTAGTCCTTAAATAGTTACTAAAGATTCTTTACTTTTTTTCTCTGCTTTTGCTGATCTTGACCAGCTACCACAATCTTGACATTGAAATCTTTGATAAACTGCCACTCTTGATCTTTGCGTTCCTCTAGCGTGTAATTTGCGTGATGCGCAATTTGGGCAACAAATATCTGGTGAATATGCGTTATAATTAGGATGTGATTTAATCCAACCCTTAAACTTGTCATATACTTTTTCAAGTAATACAACATCATTTTTATTATATTCTTCCATGACTTTCCAGGCTTTGCGATCATCATTCATGCACTTTACCCACAAAGTATGTCCTTCATGATCTGTTTTTGAGCCAAGCCCTAAAGCCTGTGCTACATAATCTAGTTTGTTAGAAACAAATCTAAATTGCCTACGAGCTACTTGTAATAAATCAATATGTTTAGCTGGACTTGGTGGTGGCATACCATTTAAAAGAAATTCTTTATGTAAGATAGGAATATCAAAACGACTGCCATTATAATGAACAACTGCATCAGCTTGATCTAAAAGCGCATGAACATTAATAAGCATTTTATCTCTGCCTGATTTATGCACAGAATCAAACATAATTTTAGGATTGCCATACCATTTAGCTGCATAACACATGGTATAAGATGATTCTAATAATTGATTAATAGAAATGTTTTGGTCAAAAATTCCCCAAACATGAGCTGTATTAGGTGCTACTTCTATATCTATGAGTAAAATCTTGATGATATTCTCCTTAGTGAAATGCTAACTTATTATACACTAAGAAATAATTGTTGTTCAGCTAATCGTCTTTTCTTTAAACCTTCTACAACTTTACCACCGGCATATATATACTTTAAAAAGTCTTTAGCAGCTTCTTGTTTGTTATTAGCTAATATGTCTTTTTTTAACGAGCTTTTGTTAAGAGTATCCAAGCCAAGATTAAAGCTAAAACTACATAAACTATCAAACTCGCATTGTCTAAGAAGCACAGAAAATTGCAAAGTAATACCTCGTTCAAATTTGGCAAGGTCTTGTCTAAGAAGTTCATCTATTTCGCCTTCCGTAAATTCTCTGTTGTATTGGTCAGGTAAAGTCTTGCCATTACCTATAAGATGTCCGTAACCTATAGTCCATAATCCTGCTACATCTTTGTAAGGCTTTGTTCTGTAGCCCTCAAATTGTTTTATTAAATCTATACCAGCTTGTGATATGTTCATTTACGCAAATTTAGATAACAGCGTTCGCCAATAATAAATGACATACAAGCACCTGTCATGTCTAAGAATACGCTAATAACTGATGCACCTACAACATTAGGGCAAAATACGATAACGCCTGTAAATATAAGAATAGCTGAAATAATGACATATCTATAAGATGCTCGTAAATCTATAATCCATTGTGATGGTTCACCTGTAGTCACATTGTCTAATGCTGCTAATGCTTGTATCTTTTGTGCTTCAGCTTGCATAAGTTGTATTCGTTCAGATACATTTTGAGGTTGTCCACCAGCACCACCTGTAATTTTAGCAATAATGCCACGAACACCATCTGAAAATGCAGGTAAAAGAGATGGCAATAAAAGTGTAAGTAAGCTACCCATTATGTTGTTGAACTCCCATGATTATGATGATGTAATTCAGGTTGATTTTGCTTTTCTTGCCTTAAAATATTATGGGGAAAATCTTTTTTAATAGGATCTTCTATTAATTCTTTAGGGCCTTTAGCAAATATTTCTTTTAATTTAGTAAGAATACCCATTATTCACCAAATAATTTATCTAAATGTTGAAGTAATACGATAGTTTCTTCTGTAACTACTTTCGCCCATCTTTTAGCAATCTTAAATAAATATAAAGACGCTGCTTTTAATACCACTAATAATTGCAATAATTTTGCTTTCATAATTACTCCTATTTTTTGTAAGTTTTGATATAACACATTTCCCAATCAGATGATATACATTTTTGAGCATCATCTATTGTGATTTTACTTAAACATATTTGCCTATGTAATTCGTTTTCTAATTTATCTTTTTTATGAGCACCATTTTCACCGCAATAAGATTGTGGCCATAAGTTTTTGATGTCATTAGAGCCACCAAGTTCTAATGATATAAGATGATCTATCTCATAACCTTCACTACATATAGAACGATCATTACCTTTCATTTTGTAATTGGCAAAGACCTGTTTTTTGGTGGATTCTGGCACATTACGAATAAGGCTAGTGCTAGTAGTGCATAAGTCTTTAACAGTAACTATGCGAGATTGTCCTGGCGTTAAATTGCGATCAGGAAGTTCAGCAGCTATGCCTGTTTGTAAGCATAATAATAAAAATAAGGCTTTATAGTTCAAGGGGATCAAATCCAAATTGTTTAGCGACTTTACGTTGCATAGCTTTAAACTCGCCTTTGTGTGATAGATATGTTTCTTTTGTGGGATACTTGATATAAATAATCTGATGAATCATCTCATGTAAAAGTGTTTTTATAACAGTATCTAAATGACTACATTTACCTAGTGATATTGTTATAGTATGCGGTTCAGGTGAGTATTCACCATATAAATCAGGATTGTTACAAACCACAAATTCTACACGTTTGGCTGGCGGAAAAGGCATAGATGCGAAGGGTTCTATTTGTATAAATGCGGTATACAAAGCTGCTAAAGAATCTTCGGTTATCCACATTTATTTGCCTGAAAATAGATGTAAAAAGTAGCCTATAAAGCCACCTACAGATGATGCGATCATCATACCTGTCCAAAGACCGCCTTTAGATTTATTAGCAAGTTCTAATAACTCTTTAATGTCTTTTTCAAGGCTTTCTACTTTATGCTCTAAAGATTCTACTTTGCCTATAAGTTTTCCGTAAGATACTGGGTTAATATCGTTCATAATTTACTCGTAAGTAATATTTACAGAACCAGCGTCAAAAGTATCTGTACCATTAGATGTAGTAAGATAAATTCTATCTAATAATCCTGATAATGTTACAGATCCGCCACCTGTAACTATTAAAGTATTATTTTGTTTACCTGTATGATTTTCTATCCAAATATTTCCTGATATATTTGTAAGTGTCATAGTACCTGATAAAACATAAGCAGGATTATCACTCCATATTATAAAACCACTAGTTGAAGATGTAGTACTTACACCACCAGAAGCTACATAAGCACTTGTTGAAATATATCCTGTAGATTGAACACTTCCAGAACCAATTTGAATTAATCTATGTGCTGTGCCTGAAGTTGATACTTCATTAAATATTATATTAATTCTTTTTGCCCAATTAGGAATGTTTAAAAATGTAATACTTGTACCTGATGTAGATGCTACAGCAGTTCCTGATACGATACCTGATCCAGAAGCCCATGTATTAAGTGTAGCCGTTCCTGTACCTGAACCCACACCTGTGGCTGTAAATGCTATACCTACTGTGTTAGCACTTGCACCGATACTTGTAAATGATGTTGTACCTACAGATGTAATTGTATATGTAGCACCTATAACAAAAGAACCTGCTGTTACAGATGCACCTGCTGTAACTACAAGACTTTTACCATTTAAGTCTGGTGTAATACTAGATATTGTGCTTGTTGCGTTACCTACAAGAAGATTGCCTGTAGGAAGTGTTGTTGCGCCTGTACCACCAAAATTAGGATACAAAGTGCCTGTTACGTTTGTAATAAGATTTACATAAGATA